CATCTCTTGACCCATCGCTTGCATCTGCTGCTCGGCCATTTGCAACTCTGGTGACTTGTCACCGTCAGCCATGAGCTTGGGATCAATGGTCTTGGCAAAGCGTTTGGCCATCTCTTGAGCACCTGGCCAGTCCATGTTCTTCACGAACAAGTCGCCAGCGACAGCCCACAGGCTAGGATTGCCCTGCAACAACTGAGCCATCGCTTCCAAGGCTTCTTGGCGCTTGGTTGCATAGCCTGGGCCAGTGGCCACCACCACGTCGTACTTGCCGACGTTGGGGTTGTAAATCTTGTCGATCACAATGTCGTTTTGCACGATCTTCTTGACCGGCTCTTCTTGAGTTGGGTCAATCTTGACCATCTTGGTTTCGCCGTCCACACCGATGATGCGAGCCACACGCTGTGTGTCGTAAATCTTGGGGATCAAGTCCACCAACTGGCGCACGATGTGACGCACACCACGGGCTAAGTTGTCGCCGTAGTGGTATGTGCCCACGTCGCCCTCACGCTGGCGCGCAAGGATGGCTTTACCGCTACGCTCGTTGCTTCCCATGCCCAAAGAGGCGTTGTACTGGCCGGTGGACGCCTTGATGTCCTCAGAAGCCCCCGCTTTGGCCTGCAACAGCCCGCTGGAGGCCATTGGAGGCTGTGCCCGCTGGGGTAGTGGCAACATGCCGCCTGAGCCGTCTGTAACGTCTGGATTGACCTCCAGATAAGGCCAGTTGTTGGTGTTGGCGGTCTTCCACTGGTTCTCGTAGCCTTCAAACTGGCCACCGTAGCCAATGAATGGCGCTTTGGGTGCCAATGCCAGCATCTCTGCCTCTTGGCTCACCCAGTAGTTGTACATGCGCTGGGCGTCCTTGGCGTTACGCACCAAGCCCGACACGTACAAGCGACCATCGACTTCAAATTCATTGCCAACGATGCGAACTACGGGGATGTATTTACCCGCCCAGTCACGCTCTTCAAGAATCTCATAGCCGTTGATCTTGCAATACTTGATCTTGACACGATCCGACTCACGGCTTTTCTTGGGTTTGCCGTACAGTGCTTTAAGCTGCTTGTCCTCTGGGGTGCCTTCAAAGGCCGTCACGTTGCCAGGGTACAGGTTAAGCGTTGCGCGGTCGTAGTCCAGATAGTAGTAGTCAGCGACTCGGATGGTGTCTTCAGTAAGCCATTGGCTCAGATTCTGGTCGCCCACGCCCAGCGTTTGCAAGGTGGTGATGGGCGCAGAGTCGGGGTACATGCGCTCGTAGTCGTCGCGGCTGATGTCTTCGGTGATGAAGCACCACTTGGCATCTGCACCGGTCGGGTCTTGGATCGTTGGATCCATGTAGACGCTGAACGAGTTGCGTACACGGCCGATCTTGATGTCTTGATCAAAGGTGTTTTCGTCGCAATACTCGGTCAGGATGCGGATGTAACCTTCGCCGTAGGAGACTTGGTTTTCACAGGCGGTGTCGTAAGCGACATCTGCGTCCGAGATGTATTCGATGTGTCTGACCATTCCATTGAAGATTTCTGCAACTTCAACATCTGCGTGGTCGTCGGCTGGAATAACTTTGCCACTTGGGCGGTTTTGCCTTTGGTCATTGGTCACCTGCCTTACGTGCTGGGGCAACTTGTTGACGGTCAAACACGGTCTGGCGTTAATCGTCTGACCTTGCACTGCGCCACGGGTAGCCAACACGTCCGCAGGCCATTGCCAGTGGTTGTCGGGCGAGCCTGCGTAGAACTTCAGGTCGTCAATTTCATCTTCGCGGGACTCAGACAAAGCCGCAATGGCCATGTTCAAACGCGAGCGAGCAGTCGCCAAGACACTGGATGTCGTGTCCTTTTGCTTGCCACCGTTGGCCACAGCACCGGCTGCGGCGATGCCTGTGTAATCTGCCATTATTTTTTCTTTTTCTGCGCTTCGCGCTTGACTGAATACGCAATGGCCACGGCTTGTTTCACCGGCTTGCCAGCTTTGACTTCAGCTTTGATGTTCTTGCGAAATGCTTCGGGAGATTTTGATTTGACGAGTGGCATTATTTCTTCCTCGCAGTTTTAGCTGACTCTTTGAACGCCTTGGCAGTGGGCGCGCCAGGTGTGCCAGGTTTTCTCATTTTCTCTTTACTGCCAGCAGCAATACGCGCTTGCTTGGCGTGAATGTTGGCATAAAGTCCAGGTTTAGTAGCCATTTTACGCTCCCATCCATCCCGTAGAAACTGCATTTTGAGAAGAAACTCGCCTAATCGCAGATTCCTTGTATTCCCTGTGCGCTACAGGGAAGGCAAACGTAACTGCAAGCGCATCAGCCGCATCAGGAGAAGCTAAACCTCTTGCTCGCATCTCTTTTTTGCCTTCCAAAAATATAGTCCCTGAAGAATTTGGCTTCTTCGTTGGACCCGTAAAATCAGCCTTCAATTGCCGATCTGTAGGGATACTAGCAGATTTTAGCCAATTTCGCATCTCATTCCACATTTCTGCTCGCTTATTGCCAAATGCTTGAGGGTGCTTGGCCTTGCCTCCAAAGTTAACACCTCGCACCTTATAGCGTTGTTCAGTTAACCGGTCCAAAATTCCATACCCAAGCCCTCCCTCATCAATCACAGTCAAAGTTGGCTTGTATTCCTCAATAGCCTCAATTACCCGGCCCACAATCTCCATCGTATCTTCGCCCTTGTACCGCTTGATGGCCACAATATCCCGGCCTTGTCTCACCACAATCACCGTCGAATCTGCCCCACCTCGAGCTGGATCAACCCCCAGAATGGTTGGCGCCGTCAAATCCTTGTACCTTGGCCTCTTCATCGCATCATCCACAATCACCGGGCTAATAAATTGGTCCTCGCCGGCAGATGGGAACTCGCCATACACCTCAACCTTGGCCTGGCTACTGTCTTCGCCATATTCAGCAATAATCTGCTCATAAATCGACTTGTCGGTGTCTTCCACCGTCCTAGCATCGACAATTTTTGACGTCCAAAAGTCCCGCTTGGCGTGAAAACACTCAAAAAAGTAGCCCTCATTGCGCCGTGGGTTAGAAAATGCAAACCAGTACCGGTCCGGCGTGTTCTCAGTAAAGAATCCAGCGCCAACCTCCCAAATCGGATTGGGAATACCGCTAGATTCGTCAAATATCAACATCATGCCGTCCTGGTTGTGCACACCAGCGTAAGAATCGGGGTTCTCAGCACTCCAGAGCTTGCCCTCGCAAGACCAATAACGGGTGCCTTTTCGCAAATCACGCTCAACAAGCTCAGTCAACCACTGAGCCGGCACCAGTTTGGTAGCACTTATCTCCCACCAGTGCGAATTGATCAACATGGCTGCCCATTTGGTCAACTCGGCCCATGTCACTGATCTAAGCTGATTCTCACTGTTGGCAGAAACAACAACACTTCCACCAATGCGGGTGGTTAACATCCACAAAATCAACCAACTCACTAAGGCTGATTTGCCAATACCGCGGCCAGAAGAAACAGCCATGCGAATCGTGTCGTAATCAACCAAGCCCTTTTGCTTTTTAATGTGCTGGGTGATGTCGCGCAACACTTCGCGCTGCCACTTGCGTGGACCAGTAAACTTCTCCAACGGCGTATTCTTTTGGCCCCAAGGAAAAGCAAAAAGAACAAAAGCCTCCGGATCATCAGCAATGGCCGGTGACCAAAGCTCCACCATCAACTTTTGTTCTTCTTCAGATTTGTATATCGTGGTTTGCATTTGTTATGGTGCAGACAAGTAATTGGTTGGCTGCTCTGGCATTGGTTGTGGCGCCAACATGTTCTTTGCAGCCATTGCACCACCAGCAAAAGCTGCAGTGCCAAGCATTGCAGCGGGAGTGGCAGCACCATAATAAAGCTCTCGCCAATCGCCCTCTTTCATCACCGGCTTAATGCCCGTATACCCAGCCTGCTTATGCGCGGTCAGCGCATCTCGCATCTCTTCCCATGACTGCTTGGGCAACAACCTGTAGTCCGGATGAGCAAACTCATGCGGCTCCAACCGTTGACGATATACATCCCACTTGCGCCATTGCTCTGGAAAAAGTTCAATCGCTGGATTTGCGCCCCTAGACTCATCAACGTAGC